TCACTCGGCGGCTTCGGCTACGCCCTCGAATTCCGCGGCCTGGAGAAAGCGTTCCGCGTCCAGCGCCGCCATGCAGCCGGTGCCGGCTGCGGTCACCGCCTGGCGATATACCTTGTCCATCACGTCACCGCACGCAAACACGCCCGGAACGCTGGTCCGGGTCGATCCGGTCTCGACCGCGATATAACCGTCGTCGTCGAGCGCGAGGTGCCCCCGGAACAGTTCGGTCGCCGGGTGATGGCCGATCGCCACGAAGCCGCCGTCGACTTCCAGCATCGATAGTTCGCCAGTCACCGTGTCCTTCAGCTCGATCGCGACCAGCCCGTGCGGTTCGCCGCCGCCGACGAAGCGTTCGACCTGCTTGTTCCACAGCACGCTGATCTTGTCGCTGGCGAACAGCCGCTGCTGCAGGATGCGTTCGGCGCGGAAGCTGTCGCGGCGATGGATGATCGTCACGTCGTCGCTGTGGTTGGTCAGGTACAGCGCCTCTTCGACCGCGGTATTGCCGCCGCCGATCACCGCGACCTTCTTGCCACGATAGAAGAAGCCGTCGCACGTCGCGCAGGCCGACACGCCTTTGCCCTTCAGCAATTCCTCGCTGTCGAGCCCCAGCCAGCGCGCCTGCGCCCCGGTAGCGATCACCAGCACCTCACCCTCGTACACATCGCCGCTGTCGCCGGTCAGGCGGAATGGGCGCTGCGATACGTCGACATCGACGACCGTGTCCCACATCATCCGCGTGCCGACATGCTCGGCCTGCGCCTGCATCTCGCCCATCAGCCACGGCCCCTGTACGACGTCGCGGAAGCCCGGATAGTTTTCGACATCGGTCGTGGTCATCAACTGGCCGCCAGGCTGGATGCCCTGCACCACGATCGGCTCCATGCCCGCGCGTGCGCCATAGATGGCGGCGGAAAGGCCCGCCGGTCCCGAACCGAGGACGAGCATGCGGGTGTGGTGCGTAACAGCCATGAGATCAGATTCCGTTCGAAGCGAGCGGCACGTCTATGCCGGTAGCGGGGTCGAACGCAACATGGGGACACTCCGCTAGCGCACAAGCCGCGCGCTGATCGCACGGGAAAACCCGCCGTGCAGGACGTCATCGCAGGGTGAGGGAACGAAGCAAAAATCGCGATTTCCGCTCAGGTCGGCAACGCTCCGATGGCGGCGACCGAGGGCACGAATGCCGTGGCGGGTGGTAGCGAAGGAGGGATTTGAACCCCCGACCCCAGGATTATGATTCCGCTACATGACATTGTAAAAGCTGGCGTTTTCCCCATACCGGGGGAATATCCGCGTGCAAATATCAAATACTTACGGGGCCGCTGCAAACCGCTGCAACGCGCACCGGAGGGGCAATCCCGTGCGTCGGGGCAGCAAGGAAATGGGCACCTTCGAGCATACCTTCTGGGTCACGCCTGGGAAGGGTGAGACGGATCGGATCATGCACGCGACGAGGAAGGCGCTCGATGCTGCGAGGGGGCTACGGCGCCGAGCGCGCGCAGGTGAAATCGCACTGACAGCGTCCGAGCGATTGCTCACCAGTCTCACCGCTGGTGCCGTGCGCGTCATGCAAGAGATTTTGGACTTGGCGCGCCTGAATGGCGGGCGTGTGTATCCGTCCTACGACAGGATCGCGGAAAAGACCAATCTGGCCAGAAGGACTGTGTCGCGGGCGATCTCGATCCTAGAGGGTCTGGGCCTGATTCAGAAGCAGCGCCGCTTCACGATGCAGCCAGCAGACGACGACGCTAAGCGATACCGCCAGACCTCGAACGCTTACCGGCCGACGCTTCCCCAGATCGTCAGTCGCTATCTCCCCAAATTTCTCCGTCCGACGCCTGTCCCGGCAGACGCGGCATTCCTCGTCGAAGAGCATGCTCGGATCACCGCGGAGATGCTCGCATCCACCAGCTGCGAGCAGCGCGTCGACTTCCTGTTCGAAAGCGCTTCACCAATGGCCGAGGCCTTCCGACGCATGGCCGCACTTGTCGACAGTCGCGAGTGCCAAAATGGCTCTGAACCGCTACCGCAGATCATCTGATACCTTCGGTAATTGAAAGGCATCGCTACGCGATACGCTGATTTGATTGTCCCCTCCCCTTCATACGGTACGCCCACCCGCATACGACGCGCCCTCGGCGACTGTCGGCCGGTGCGGCTTGCGCCGCCCCGATGGCTTAGCGACGGGGACGAGCACGACCTGTGCCATTCGAATTGCTGCCGTTCCGCGCGCGGACGGGCTGGCTGCGTCGATCTGCGTCGCAAGCGCTCGCCAAAATCGCGGCGTTCTAACGCTGTTTTCCCCTCAGGAACCAATGGCGCGGTGCATGCGTCAAAAGCGCCACGAAAAGAGCGCGGGCGAGGCGGGGGGAATAGCGCGCAAATCGGGTCGGCAAAACTCGCCATCCTCTAAGTTCGCGCAATTTGCGGACCAGTCTGCGAGGCGTTGGTTTGGTCCGATATGGCGGTATGACACCGATGTGCCCGAATCAGATGCCTTGTCCCGTCTCACACCGCGCGAGCGCCGGTGCCTTGAGCTTGTCGCCCTGCATTTCGATACGGGTCAGATCGCCACGGAGCTCGGTATCTCGACCGCTACCGTTAATGGCTACCTGGCGGACGCTCGTCAGAAGCTAGGGGCACGGAACCGGAAAGAAGCCGCTAGGATGCTCCGTTCCGCTGGCGCTTCCAGTCGGGAAGCTACCCCCACCGAAGTGACCGGTAAAATTGATGGGGTTGAGGACGAAGCGACCGCCGAGGCAACCACCGTGCCGCAGTTAGAACCGGCAGCACCGGGGGCTAGGATCTCCCGAATGCTGTATCTCGAGCGAGCGATCGCGCCGTCCAAATTGGGGCTCGGACATCGCCTGCTCGTGATCATCGGCTTGGTCGTGGCGCTATGCGCTGCGCTCGCAATGTCGGTTGTCGCTGCCGTAGGACTCGTGGCCATCTTCACGAACCTGCGCCCATAACCAAGCTAGGGGGTTTCGCGATGGTTAAGCCGCTCCATCCGGTAATTACAGAAATTACGCGGGGACTTCTCACTGCGGAACAGTCCGCCGATGATGCCATTGTTTCCGCCGCCACCATGGTTCAGACGCTGGTAGCCGATCGTCGTCAGCTGCAGCTGAAATTCGGGATTATCCAGGCACCGCTCAACGACGCGGTCAAAGCGATGATGCTCACGGTCGAAGCGCGTGCCCACCTAGGGCGGTGTCACAAGCGGATGCACGAGATCGGTGTCGAGCATGACTTCTTCACCCCCACATCGCACGGCGATATCTTCCCGACGACCGGCGATCCTGAACCGATCAAGCAATCGCTTTCGCTGGTTGCCTGACGTCGTTCCATCAGCGTGAATGCCTACCTCTACCTAGCGTCTCTGCTGACTGTCTCCGTCTGGAGCTTTCGTCGGGGCGGTGCGCCGGAGCGCTTGGCTATGGCGGCAATCGTAGTTGCCGTTTTCGCGACGGCCGCGGTTGCGTCCCACCGCATCTTCGGCAGTCGAGAGGTGGGCGTTTTCGCAGTCGATACCATCCTCACTCTTGTCGTTATCGCGCTGGCATTGCTGGCGGAGAGGTTTTGGCTCCTATGGCTAGCTGCGATCCTGATCGTCAGCTTACTGCTGCAATTGGCAATCTGGTACGCGCCGCTCTATTATCGGGACGTCTATCTGATCCTGCATGCCATGAGCGCGTATCCAACGCTTATTCTTATCTTGATCGGCACGCTGCGCCATCGACACCGGCTAACGAAGGCGGGCCACGACCCATCTTGGTCCAAAAGAAGGCTACCGTGATGGCCTATCGCGCGCGCGCTATCCTTTCGTTTCGGGCAAAAGTCGCCGGCCTGGCATTCGCTCCAATGACGGACCCAATTCAGGATGCGCTCCTTCAGCTCTACATCGCCGAAGAAGAAGAAACAGAAATAGCCGTATCCGCGATTGGCCCTTTAATACGCGTGGCGCAAACGACTTGGCTCCGACATATGGCTTTGATGGAGGAGGCAGGGCTGGTAATTCGGACAAACGATCCGAACGACAAGCGCCGCTGCTGGCTTACCTTGTCTCGGGAATGCAAGGCGCGGCTGGACGAGTTCTTATCGGATTTCTGGTGATGCCACGTTCGACATAATATCAGATCGATCAGTACGCATTATAATCGATCTCGGCATGATCGAGCGCGGCCAGCGCCTCGCCATCGGCCTGCGCCTTCTCGAAATGGGCGCGGACATCGTCGGCGGTACCGCACCGGGGAAATGCGCGGTCGCGCCGTGCCTGGTCAGCGATCGCGTCAACCCAGTCGCCGCGATCCCGCTGCATCAACAGCCACTCGGCAAAATCCGGGCGGCGCTCTCCGTAACGATCGATCTCCATGCCACCGCTCCAGCGCGAGTCCATGGAAGGGATATAGATGTTCTCTTCTTGTTCCGCAATCGGCGATGCGTCGGCTTGGGCCCCGCCCCGCTCGGCACATTAATCATGAATGCGGGTTGCGGCCTCATCCTTTTGGACTAGGCTGCACCTATGCCCAGCAGAATCGGTAGGTTCGATAGGGACTTAGGCTGCTGCGCTGAACGGAGAGCCACCATGAAGAAGCTGTTGAAGCTCAGCGCGATCGCTGTCGCCGCACTGTCGGCCAGCGCGCCTGCCATGGCCGAAGCCGATAGTGGCGATTGCGTCACATACTCTGTCCGGGTGTGCATCACGTACGACACCTACGGCTACTCGACTCTGAAAGACTGCCGCCTAAACGAATACGCGCGGTGCATGGCCGGTGAGCCGCCGGTCGACGAGTACGCGTACAAAGCAGAGGCAATCACGGCAGATCGCATTCTCGCAGCCTGATCCTGAACAGCTAAGACAGAAGGATTAAGACGATGAAGAAACTCGTGACGATGGGTGCCGGCATGATGCTCGCACTCGCAACGGCCGCCGTGCCGATTGCTCCCGCGATCGCCCAAGAGGAAGGCGATCTCATGTACGAACGGTACTATTACGACGACGCCGACATGACGATCCAAGTCGGATACGAGCGCGACACCTGCAACCGCTACGGCGTCGGCGGTGGTCGCACGGAAGGTCGCTATGGCCCTTACGTCTACGCAAACCCTATCGCCCGCTGCGTCAACGGGCAGCTGCAACCTTACTGATCAAAGGGTGGCGCCGGCTCAACTGGCGCCACCCATCGCGACAAGCGACCCGCTATAGCCATTATAATGAACGGCAGATCGGCCGACGAAGTGTTCCTCATGCCGCGTCGGCATATTCCTCGAACATGACCGCCGGAATGCCCAGACGGTCGTTCAGACTGAGGAACACACGCTTTAGCGGCCTAATTTCGTTGTGTTCGAACATCCGCACCGCGTCGACCGGATTGCCGAACGCGGATCCTTGCGCCGGCACGATGCCGAGCAGCTGCGGCGGCACGCGGTGCGAGGCCATCACGTCGGCGGCCGAGGCGGACTTGATGCCGAGGAATTCGTCTTTAGCCGCGGCTTCCGCAATCGGGATGATCCGGATCGACTGTTCCTTGCCGTTCGGGGCATGAACGAACATGCTGCGGAAGTTACCCGGTCCCTTGGCCGCCTTCATCGCCTCCTTCAGCTTATCAGTATCGGCGACGTCGATGTCGCCGGTCGCATACATGATGTAGCCGGCATGCGCCCCGTTTAGGTAGTAGCGCCGGCGGAAAAGGGTCGCGGCTTCGTTCAGCAATGCTGCCTGCAGCGCTGACATGTACTCGGGTACGCCGTACAGCTCTTGGTTGACGTCCGGCTGCATCAACTGGATCACGCTTCCACGATCGAATTCCTGCTCCTGCGTCGATCCGGGAACATAGAACCACCGCCCCGCTTCCAAGCCCCGCCGCGTATACTTTGCCGGCGTATAGTCGAGCCGCATCGTGGTGCCGGCGATGTTGCGGACCTTCACCGCGAAACAGTCACCGAACACCAGATAATCCTGCACCAGCTTGGCGAAGGTGTCGCTGGATAGCCATTGCGTCGGCCGGAAGGAGCCGAGCAGCTGGTTTCGCTTGAAGATGATCGCCGACGAATGATGCGGCGACACCCGGAACGCCCGTGCGAGGCCCTGCCGCGACACCGGCGGTTCGTACCAGCGGTTGTTGTGCGGGCATTCCAGCATGTCGAGCAGCAGCGATCGGTCGAGCACCGGCTCGGGATCGCCGAAGCTGAACGCCTCGATCGCGGTGCTGCGGTCGTTCGCCGACACGATCGCGCCGACAGACGCGGCGCGGGCGGCACGCGCGCTCATCCGCTGGGTGCGCTTGCTCATTCGATGATCTCCATGGAGCCCTTGGGCTTTTCCTTGCCGTCGAGCGGCTCGTTGATGAGAATGTGCATCGCCGCCCAGGCGATATCGGCATGGCCATCCTGCCCGCCCCGCCCGGCCTTGAACGTGATGTTCCGGCCGCTGGTCGTGATCGTCTTCTTGATCGAGATGAACGAGGAGACGACGTCCATGTACAGGCTGTCGAACGCCAGGCGCCCACGGCGCACGATATTCTGCGCCTTCATGACCATCGCGGCCTTCACTTCGAGCGAATATTCGATCTTGGTCACGCCGCCGATGCCGCTGTCGGGTTTCGCCAGCAACTGATGCACGCCGGCGCCGACGCCGGTTGCGTCGATGCCGAGATACGTCACGGTGTAGCGCGACAGCACCGCCTTGATGAATTCGGCCTGCTGCTCGAAGTCGAGGCCGCGCAGCTGATGCCGTTCGAGGATCCGGAACTTGCCGCCGGCCGACGTCGGCGGCGCCATGATGACCAGCGCGGCATTATCACCATCCTCGCTGTTCTGCGGATCATAGCCCGCCCACACCGCACGGTTGCCATACGGTCGCGCCAACTCCGGATCAAAGTCGGTCCATTCGACCAGGCTGTCGCAGCCGAGCGCGACGAGGTCGTTGAACCGGAACGCCGACAGGCTGTCGTCGACGAACACGCACCCGAACAGGTTGGCGAACTCGTCCTCGGCATATTCGTCCTGCAGCTCGTCGAGGTCGACCAGGTCGAACCCCTTCTCGATCGCGTCATGGACGGTGACGATCTGCCGCCAGACCGCATCCTCGCACAGCCGGCCGTCCTTCAGCGCGGCATGGCTGACATCGATCTCGATCCGGTCGGCCTTGGCCTTGCGCCGGTTACGGCGCTCGCCGGTCCAGTAGGGATAGGCAAGGTGCGCGACGGTCGACGGCGTCGAGAAATACGTTTTCCGCCAGTGCTTGTGCGTCGCCATGCCGGACGCGACTTTGTTCAGCTCCTCGAACCCGTGGACCCAGAAGAATTCATCAAAATAGAAATTCCCGCTGCGGCCCTGCGCGGTGCGAAAATTGGTGCCGAGGAAGTGCAGCTCCGCCGCCGCCTCACCCTCGGGGCGTAGCGCGCTGGTGATGAGCATCGGGTCGCCCTTCAGGTCGACCCCCACCAATTTTGCGAAACCGACGATGTAATTGCGGAATTGGTGCGCCTGCGCCTTGCTGGCGCTGAGGAAGATTTGGTTGCGCCCGCTCTCGATCGCGTCGATCAGCGCCTCGAACGCGAAATAGTAGGTCGCGCCGATCTGGCGCGACTTCAGGATCATGCGGGTGCGGCGCGACAGGTTCGCCCACCACGTTTCCTGATAGCCGAACAGCTGATCGAGGAAGATCGCCTTCAGCTCGGCCGCCTGCTCGGCGGTGAAGTGGTTGGACTTCGCCTTTTCCTTGCGCGGACCGGAATTGCGGTTCGCAACCCGCTCGTTGAGGTCGCCTTCGTGACCGCCGGGCTCCTCGTACCGGCGGACCTTCGCCAGCGCCGCGACCTGACGCCCAAGCAGGTCGATTTCCTTGAAATCGCCGGGCGTCTTCTTGTCCTTGGCGATGAGCATCATCCAGCGCGCTTCGAGGCAGTCCTCCAGGCGCCGGATGCTGGGCACATCGTCCCATTTGCCGCGATCCTTCCACGACTGGACGGTGGTCCGCGCCACCTCCAGCTCATCCGCGATCTGGCTGACCTCCCACCCGCGCCAATACAGGCTGCGCGCGGCCCGCCGCCGGTCCTCGACCGGCAGCGTCAGCGGATTGCGCAAGAAAGGTGCGGAGGCAGGTTCCATCGGCCGCGACCCTAGCCACGTCCCACCCCCGCCCCGGAGCCACCGGCAATGGTAGAGACGCACTCTACCATTGCGCTCGCTTGAGATGCGGCCCGCCTTCCGCCCCTGTGATGCTTCCATTCAGCCGGCACCGCCCCGGCATCATCGCAGGACGCCGCCATGGGCAAGAAAAGCCAGTTCTTCCGCGCTTTCGTCGAAGGCAACACGATCAGCGACGGCCGCACCATCACCGCAGAGATGATCGATGAGGCCGTCGAGACCTTCAATCTCGACAGCTACACGCCGCGCATCAACATCGAGCACCTCACCGGCTTCAGCCCGGAGCCTCCCTTCAACGGCTATGGTTCGATCTTCGCCGTGAAGGCGCAGGACGACACGATCAAGATCGCCGGCAAGGATGAGAAGCGCCGCGCGCTGTATCTCCAGGTCGACGCCAACGACCAGCTGGTCGAACTGTCCGCGCGCGACCAGAAGCCGTTCCCCTCGGTCGAACTGACCCCCAGCTACGCCGGCAGCGGCAAGGTCGGCCTGATCGGTCTCGCCTTCACCGACACCCCCGCCAGCATCGGCACCCAATCGCTGAAATTCTCCCGCACCGCACCCGGGTCGATCTTCGCCGCTGGCACCGAGGCGCTCGCGATCGAATTCGAGGCCGACCAGGTCGACGCCAAGAGCATCACCGCCAGCGTCAAGGAGGGCGTGATGGCCGCCTTCTCGGCAGTCTTCGCGAGCCGCAAGGAAGAGCCGAAGCCGCCGGTGCAGGAACCGGTGAAGACGCCCGCGAACGACAACGACTTTTCGGCCATCGCGGCGGCCGTCGGTGACGCGGTCGCCGGCAAGCTGCAGCCGTTGATCGACAGCGTTGCCGGCGCCGACGCTCGCTTCAAGGCGATCGAAGACCAGCTCGCCACCACCGAGGCGCCGGACAATTTCAGCCGCTCGCCCGCGACCGGCGGCGACACCCCCGGCGTCGTGACCGACTGCTGATCTGCCCCCGCCCCCTGCCGCCACTTCCACCCGGAGACGTTCATGTCCCTTCGTAAATTCGCCCGCGTTGCACTCACCGCTTATGTCAGCCAGGTCGCGCTGCTGAACGGCATCGAAGCCAGCGAGGTCGGCTCGACCCGCTTCGCGATCGAACCGACCATTTCGCAGAAGCTCATCACCAAGCTGCAGGAATCGAGCGACTTCCTGTCGCGGATCAACGTGGTCGAGGTGCCCGAGCAGGAAGGCGAGAAGATCGGCCTTTCGATCACCACGCCGGTATCCAGCACGACCGACACCAGCGGCGACGGCGAGCGTAAGACGGTCGACCCGACCGGCACCGAAAGCCACAAGTATCGCTGCGAGAAGGTCAACCACGACACCCACCTGTCGTACGCGAAGATCGACGCTTGGGCGAAGTTCAAGGACTTCCAGACCCGCATCCGCGACCTGATCCTGAAGTCGCAGGCCCGCGACCGGATCATGATCGGGTGGCACGGCACGGCCCACGCCGCGACGTCGAACAAGGCGAACAACCCGCTGCTGCAGGACGTGAACTACGGGTGGCTGCACCACATCCGCACCAAGGCGCCCGCCCGCGTCATGGACGATGGCGAGCTGACCAGCGGCGCGACCAAGGCGATCTATGTCGGCGAGGGCGAGATCGGCAAGGCTGTCGACTTCGTGAACCTGGACGCGCTGGTCTATGACGCGATCAGCAATCTCGATCCGTGGGCGCAGGACGATACCGACCTGGTCGTCATCATCGGCCGCGACCTGCTGAACGACAAATATTTCCCGATCATCAACGCCGCCGGCGACAAGGCGACCGAGCAGGAATCGCGCGACCGCATCCTGCGCTCGGAAAAGCAGATCGGCGGCCTGCCGGCGGTGCGCGTGCCCGCCTTCCCGGCCGGCACCATCCTCATCACCCGCCTCGATAACCTGTCGATCTATCAGCAGGAAAACACCCGCCGCCGCCAGTTTGTCGAGGTCGCCAAGCGCGACCGCTTCGAAAACTACGAGAGCTGGAACGAGGCGTATGTGGTCGAGGACTACGGCTACACCTCGCTGGTCGAGAACATCGTCATGGGCAGCAAGCCGGCCTGACGCCGCACCGCCCCGCATGACACGTCACCCATAGGATCAGCGCAATGAGCCTCGCTCGCCGTCACCGGGAACGCATCCTGGCCGAACAATCGGCGCTCGCATCCATGGGCGACGTCAACGCCGCCACCGGTTCGCCGGTGGCGGCCCCCCTTCCCGTCGATCGCGCGGTCGCGACCGCCGCCGCGCAAATCGGTGCCCGCCTGCGTCACGACCTGCAGCGGCTGAAGGAAATTAAGTCGATCGATCGCAAGATCGCTGCGAAGCGCGAGATGCTGCCCGAATATGCCGACTGGGTCGCCGGTCTGCTGTCGGGCGCGCAAGCGGCCGGCGCCGGCGTGTCGGGCGACGTGCTGCCGACCGCCATGGTCTGGTCGATCGACGTCGGCGACTATGCCGCCGCAATGCCGTTGATCGAACATGTCCTCGCCCACAAGGTCGCCATGCCGCAGCGCTATGCCCGCGATGCCGCGACGCTGGTGGTCGAGGAAATCGCCGAGGCCGCGATAAAGGCGCAGGCCGCCGACAAGCCGTTCGACCTCGCCATCCTCGAACAGGTTGAGGCGCTGACGGCGCACGACGACATGCACGATGAGGTCCGCGCCAAGCTGCTGAAGGCGATCGGCTTCGAGCTGGATCGTGCCGCGCAGGCCGCATCGGGCACCGGCGCCGACGCCACCCCGCTCTTCGTCCGCTCGCTGACCGCCATGAAGGCCGCCCAGGGCCTGCACGACCGCGTCGGCGTGAAGACCACCATCAAGGCCGTCGAGAAGCGTCTCGCCGCCACCAAGCTGGAGACCGCAAATGGCGACACCTGACCTGCTCTTCCTCATCATCCTCATGCTTTTCATGTGCTGCATGGCGAACAGCCGCTGACACCAGCTCGCCCCCCGGCGTCTCGGGGGCAGGTCGCACGACGTGGGAGGGCCTTCGGGCTGTGGGCCACGCTCCTCCGGCCTCCACCCCCGAATTTATCGAAAGCCCGCCCCGTGACCCACGCCGCCCTCCTGTTTGCCCTCGCCGCCGCCCTCCTGCTCGGCGCGGTGCTGACCTTTGCCGGCGCGCTCTGGCTGGCGCAGGAACCGCGTATCGGCGGTGGCACCCGCGACCCCGAGTTCCGCCCGATCGCGCTCGCCGTCGGCGCATTTGGTCTGCTGACCTTCATCGCCGCCGCCTGCGCGATCGTCGGCATGATCGGCAGCGCATGAGCGGCTTCGGCACCATCGCCGGCGGCGAATGCCTCGGCTCGGTCATCCCCGCCCCGGTCACCGCGACCGAGGGCGAGATTGCGGCCGACTGGTATCCGGCCATCAACCTTGACCGCCTGCGGCTCGACCAGCGCATCGGCACGCGACAGGTCGTGACGCCCGAACGGCTGCGCGATGCTGTCCGCGCGGCACTGTTGTCGATCGACAATCAGCTCGGCGCGTGGGCGGCGGTGCAAACGCTCGCCGGGCATGCGAGCCTTGCCGACGTACCCGCCAAAAAGATCGACGGCATCAGCCGACTGGTCATCGCCTTCCACCGTGCCGTCGGCGCGCTGACCAAGGTCGAGCTGATCGAGCGGCATCGCGACCTCGACACCACCGCTGGCGGTGACCGCGACGCGGGCGCGCTCGATCCGACCATAGGCGAACTGCACCGCGACGCGGTCCACGCGATCCGCGACATCCTCGGCCGCACCCGCACTGACGTCGAGCTGCTGTGATGGCCGACACCGCCACCGCGCGCCAGGGCGATACTCTCGACCAGCTCCTGCACCGCGACCGGGGCCTGGGTCCAGAGGCGATCGACACCGTCCTGTCCGCCAATCCCGGCCTAGCTGCGCTGGGACCGGTCCTTCCCGCCGGCACCGCGATCCTGATCCCCGACGCCGCCGCGACGGCTCCGGCCACCCGCCCCCTCCTCCAATTGTGGGACTGACATGAGCAAACTGCTCACCATCATCGACACGATGCTCGCCTTGCTGGCGGGCCTGCTACCCGGCGCGATGGGCGCGGCGGTCAGCCTCGCCTATGAGAAGGGACTGACCTGGTCGGATCGCTTCCTGCAATTCACCATCGGCACCATCGTCTCGTACTTCGCGCGCGGCGTGATCGTCGCACTGTTCGACCTGCATACCTTTGTGGTCGACGGCATCGTCTTCACCGCCGGGATGATCGCCTTCCGCGCCACACCCCGCTTCGCCAGCGCCGTCATCGACGCGCTGGTGTCGTTGCCCGCGCTGGTTCGCGACCGCTTCTTCGGAGGCAGCAAGTGACGACCTATTCGATGCACAAGCTCGTGGCCGAGCTGACCCGCGACGAAGGGCTGCGGCTGAAGACCTATCGCTGCACGGCGGCCAGGCTGACCGTCGGTATTGGTCGCAATCTGGACGACGTCGGTATCAGTGGCAGCGAGGCCCGGCTCTTCGGATGCGATACGCCCGCCCAGGCGCTCGCCCATGTGAAGCGGCACGGCGTCACGAAGCTGCAGGCGGAATCGCTCTTCGCCAATGACATCGTCGGCTGCGAGCGCCAATTGGACCGTCGCCTGTCCTGGTGGCGCGGGCTGGATGACGTCCGGCAGCGCGTGCTGCTCAATATGTGCTTCAATCTAGGCATCGCACGTCTGCTCGGCTTCAAGAGCACGCTGCGCATGATCGAGCGTCGTGAATATGAGGACGCCGCCGCCGGCATGCTCGCGTCGCTGTGGGCGCGACAGGTCGGCGCGCGCGCACTGCGCCTGTCGACGATGATGCGAACCGGAAAGGACGCGCGATGATCGCCGCCGCCCTCGCCAAGATCGTCGGCAACCGCCAATGGCTGACCCTGATCGCGCTCGGCGCCGCCGCTGCCTTCCTGTACGTTCAGTGGTCGCGGGTGACCGGCGAGCGCGACCGCGCGCTGCAATGGTCGGAGATTGCCTGCGCCGCCGCCGGCAGCACCTATGCCGCCTCGGTCGAGACGGTCGACGGCAAGCGCGTGAAAGTCGCGACCGGTCAGCGCTGCAAGGCCGCGATCGCCGACCTCGCCGCCTTCCGCACCGACAGCGACCGCATGACCGCCGACAAGCTGGCGGCGGCGATGCGCGACCGTGACGCCCGCACCCACTCCGATGCCGCCCACGCCCGCGCCGCCGCCGAGGCCGCGCGCGCTGCCACCCAGAGAATGGAAGCCGCCGATGCAAAGATCGAAGCGCAAGCCAATGGCGCGAACCGCGTCGATGGCGATTGGTTCGCTGCTCTTAATGACCTTGCCGGCCTGCGTCCGGCAGGTGCCGGTCGCTAAGTCGGTGCCAGTCGTCGTCGAGATCCGCGACACGCCGCCGGCCGAGCTGCTGCGCTGCCCGGTCGCGCCGCTCGGCTATCCGGCTGATGCCGAAGCGACGATGCCTGCCAGCGTCCGCGCCGCGACGATCCGCATGGCGACCGCGCTGCGCGATTCCCGCGACCAACTGCTGCGCCTCATTGGCTGGCACGACGCTAGCGCCTGCAAGGATGCTGCCCGATGACCACGCCCATCGAGGAACGCGCGCTCGCCGCCGAGGTCGCCTCCCGCCCGATCGGGCAGGTCACCGAGACGCCGAACCCTCTGTCGCTGCTCGGCCGCGTCAAGGCGCTGGTCGACGCGGTGCTGCCCGCCCGCACGGCGAAGGCCGTCGTACCGAGCGATGGCGTCGCGCTCGATCCGATCCCGCGCGGGATCTATGTCGGCACCGGCGGCGACGTCACGGTGCGCCCGGCCGGCTCGGCGGCGGACGTCACGTACAAGAATATGAGCGACTGCTCGTACATCGGCATCCGCGTCAGCCACGTCCGCGCGACCGGCACAACCGCCGGCAATCTGGTCGCGGAAGCCTAATGCGCGCGCGGACCTCGGGCGCTCTGGCGGGGCGCGCAGCGGCGCTAACGCTGGCGTCCGGCTGCCGCCGCCCCGTCGACACCGCGCAATCGCCCATCACCGGAGCGGACGGCCCTGCCGTATCCTGGTGGATGGGCTTCCCCTGATCCTCCTTCGGAAGCACCGATATGTCTTTCGTCAGCAAAATGTTCGCGCACATGGGCGGCACGTTCTTGGGCAAACTGTGGGACGCCGGCAATGGCGGTCCGCTTACGCCTGTCAGCCTCGCCGTCGACCAGTACGGTACGCCGATCGATTTCTCGATCCCACCAATCATCGCCGGCCGGTACCGCAACTATAAGCTGGCTGCCGGCACGCCTGCCAAGGTCGGCGAAGGGGAGCAGACGGTCGTTGAGACCGATCCGTATGGCGCGATCCGCGTCAGCTTCTCGCAGGACGGTTGCGAGGCACCCGCGTTTCCGCTTCGTGATCCGGCGGGCGCACAGGTGTTCTCGAACACCCGGGCACCGGTCGTAGCTTCGCTGGGATTGTCGATCGACAGCCGCAACCAAAAGCCGACTGCGAACCGCGTCATCAATGGCGTCCACCGGTTCAACACTGTCGCGGCAGGCGTCTATTCCGACTTGGTCTATGCGGGAACTGCCCGGCTCGGACGGGTGCGCTTGCGAAGTGCCGCGACCTATCCGCTGTACCTCAAGGCGTATGACTCGGCGACCAAGATCGATGAGGCCGCGCTGCCCGCTCCGGTGATGATCTTTGAGCTGGAACCCAACGCGGTCACCGACATGTCGCTCGGCGACTATGTCGTGCTGAACGGCCTCGCCTTGCGCATCACCAAGGCGATCGAGGATAGTGACAAGACCGCCATCGCATTGGGCGATGTTCGGTCGTTTAACCTCCTGTACGCGCGATGATCCACCCGCTGCTCCTGCGCGGATCGTCGATCAATCGCACGCGCGATACGATTCCGATCGGCGGCATCAATTACCGCCGATCGTTCGCCTATGAGCGGCTGAACCGTTACCAGTTCAAGTTGCTGGGCGACGGCAGCATTGCAAGGTTCGAGCTGCGCGACGGCGACCTCGGCGATATTAGCAACCTGACGTCCGGCAATGAGCGGTCGGAAGTCGTGCCGATCAACCCGCTCGTCCCCGGCCATGGCGGCTCGATCTTCCAGTTCGAGGAGGACGGCTACCTGTCCTTCCAATTTCGCATCGACACGCCGACCACCGCCGAATTCTCGATCTGTGGCCAGTGGCACGACTATCCCGAACCCGACGACGTCCATATGTCGCCGCCGCTGGCGTTCACCGCCGGCAAGAGCTTCGTGCATGCGGACGGCACGACCCGCATCCCCGTCACGCTGTCGACATTCTTCGACGCCAAGCATGCCTCCCCCATCGCCAACCCGAACTACGTCAACCGTGGCAGTTTTCAGATGACGATGGGCAGGTGGCACCGCATTGTGCTGCATTTCCGCGCCAGCCTGAGGGACACCGGCGCGCTCGAATTGTGGGTCGACGGTGTGAAGGTCTCGACCCACCTCAACACCAGCTTCGGCTACAATAACGACAGCGGCTTCGGCTACTGGCAGTGGGGTGTGTACCGGAAGAAAGACCCGAACCGCTTCGTCTGCATGTACGCGAACATGGAACTGTCGCGCGCCAATCTGATCAATCGGGTCGCAAATCCGCTACCGATCGTGGAATGGTAAGGAGGGTACCGATGCGCGAAAATTTAGGCTTGGCGCTGGGTTTGGTCGGCTTCCTGCTAACCTTCGTTTACGGCGGTCTGCGCTGGCACGCGCATCGGTCCCGCACGTCCTCGCAATTCGCCGACGCGATCGGCGGTGCCGCGCTCCTGACAATCATCACCGCCTTCATTCTACTCCCGCCGGAGTGATACGATGCAGAAGCCCGAATCCTTGCGCCAGCTGCTGTTCGCCACCGCGCTGGGCGGCCAAGCCGAAAAGCTAGCGACCTTCATCGACCGCGGACGTGTGGAATGCCGCCGCGGCGCCAATCTGACCTTCAAATATTACTACACGCTCAACCTAGTCGTGCAGGGCTATGCCGGATCGGTCGACGCGCTGATGGTCCCAATCCTCGCTTGGGTCGCCGAACAGCAGCCGGACCTGCTCGACCGCGCGCCGAACGAACCGTTCGTGTTCGAAAGCGAACTGCTCGACGCCGACACCGCCGACGTCTCGATCGAGCTGGAGCTGTCCGAACTCGTCCTGGTCGAGCGCACCGGCAAGTCCGAGTTCAAGGCGACCCACGTCCCCGAGCCAATCATTGCCGACGCCTTCCCCGGCGTATGCGGCGTGTCGCTCCTGCAGGGCCTGCTCGATGACGGCATGACGATCGTGCCGGCATGAGCGACGACTTCCTGCAGATTGACCAGTTGGCCGGCACGCTGCTCCGCAACCTCGAAGGCGGCGCGCGGCGGCGGCTACTACGCAAGCTGTCGCGCGACCTGCAGGCGAGCCAGCGCCAGCGGATCACCCGGCAGGAAAACCCGGACGGCACGCCGTTCGCGCCGCGCAAGCCCCGCCGCGACCCCAAGGTCGGCCGGTTCCCGCGCCGATTCCTTTATCCGACCGACGGCGGTGAGATGCGCGAGGCGATCGTCAAATCCTATGTCCTTCAAGAAAATGGCAAGATCACCGGGTTCGACACCAAAGCTGGCGCCATCCGGACGTTCTTCCTAGACAAGATGAAGTCGTTGCCATGGGAAGGGACGAAGGCACCCGCGAGCGGCGGCAAGCTCCGACGCAAGGGTCGCATCCGCAAGAAGGCGATGTTCCGCAGGATGAAGGGGCACCGCTACCTCATCGCCCGGTCGAACGCCGACGAAGCGTGGGTCGGGTTCACTGGCTATGCCGCGACCATCGCCAACATCAATCAGGCGGGGGCGGTCGACCGGCCGGGGCCGCGATCGAAACCAACGCGCTACCCACAGCGCAAGCTGGTCGGTTTCACCGACGCCGATCGCAAGTCCATCATGGACGCGGTCCTTGCCGCGCTGGTCGACGGCGTTTCCTGATCCGGCAATGGTAGAGTGCGTCTCTACCATTGCCGCACCCTAGCCGATGCTGCCACCCGCCGCCGACATGGCCGGCGATGGACCTTGCCACCGCCTCCACCCCCGTCGACCTGTCGCGCCTGCCGCCGCCCATGCTGGTGGCGCAGCCGGGCTTTGAAGCGATCGTCGCCGACATCGTCGCGGCGATGCAGGCGGCCTATCCCGCCTTCGATGCCACGATCGACAGCGACCCCGTGGTCATGCTGGTCCAGATCGTCGCGTATCGCGAACTGCTGCTGCGCGCCGAATTCAACGACAGCGCGCGCCAGCTGCTCCTGGCCTTCGCGACCGGCGCGCATCTTGACCACCTCGGCGCGCTGGTCGGCCTGCCCCGCCTGGTCCTGACCCCGGCCAACGTCACCACCGGCACCGCCGCCGTAATGGAAGGCGACGAAGCCTTCCGCCAGCGCATCGTCCTCGCACCCGAGAGCTTCTCGGTCGCCGGTCCCGATCTGGCCTATGTCGCCTTTGCGCGTCGCGCCGATGGCGACGTCGCCGACGCCAGCGTCGTCAATCCAGCCCCCGGCGAAGTTCTCGTGACGATCCTGTCGGCCAAGGGGGACGGCACCGCCTCGCAGGCGCTGCTCGACAAGGTCCGCGCGATCGTGAACCGCCGCGACGTGCGACCGCTGACCGACGCAGTCACCGTACAGTCCGCCACCATCCTGCCCTTCGCGATCGACGCCCGTGTGTGGACCTTCTCCGGTCCCGACGCCGCGCTGGTCCTGTCGACCGGCCGCGCCACGCTCGACGCCTATGTCGCCGAGAGCCGCAAGCTCGGCCGCGCGATCCGCCGCAGCGGCATCGAGGGCGCGCTACAGGTCGCCGGCGTCGAGCGCGTCGAGCTGCCGGGCTGGGTTGATATCGTACCCGATAGCACGAAGGCGGCGCACTGCACCGCCATTCAGGTGATCCATGCCGGATACGCCTGACAGCCTGTTGCCACCCAACGCGACCGCCTTCGAGCGCGCCGTCGAATCGGCGCTGTCGCGCGTCACCGCGATCGACACGCCCGTCGCGACGCTGATGCACCCGGCCCAGATCGACGCATCCGTGCTGCCCTTCCTCGCATGGCACCTGTCGGTCGATCGCTGGGAGGCCGACTGGAGTGAAGCGACCAAGCGGGCTGCCGTCGCCGACGCCATCACCGCCCAGCGGCGCAAGGGCACGCCCGCATCAGTTGACGCGGTCCTTGCCGACTTCGATGATCTGCTGGAGCTGGTCGAGTGGCACCAGACCACGCCGCGCGGCACACCGCACACCTTCGAAATCCGCTTGCCGATCGGTGCCGAGGGCGGTCCCCGGTCGCGTGCCGCCTTTGCCGACGCCATCCTGCGCGACGTCGCCCGCGTCAAACCGGCGCGTAGCCAGGGCACGCTGGTCCAGCAGCTCGCCGTTGCCGGCCGCGCCGGTGTCCAGTCGGTCGCGCGGATTCTCGGCGACACCCGCATCGGCCTGACCTTCACCGATGACCAGTCCCAGCCTTGGGTGACGCTGCTCCAGACCGAGGATGGCGAGCCGCTCCAGCAAGACGACGGCACTTTTCTGGATACCGCGCCATGACCACCCCTTCCCTGTCCCTCGTCATCACCAAAACGGGGCTGCAGCGCTTCGTGGCCGCGCAGCTCGGCGAGGACATCGACATGACGATTTCGTCGGTCGCGCTGACCGCCGCGGCGTTCGTCGCCGCGCCGACGCTGACCGCGCTCCCCGGTGAATTCCGCCGGGTCGCCACCATTTCGGGCGTCGCCAGCAGCGCCGACACGGTGCACCTGGTCGTGCGCGACGCCGCCGAGCTGCGCTACGAGGTGCGCGGCCTTGGGCTCTTCCTCGCCGACGGCACCCTCTTCGCGACCTATGGACAGGCCGAACCGATCTTCGAAAAATCGGCGCGCTCCACCATGCATATCGCGATCGACCTGGTCTTTCCGACAGGCACCGCGACCTCGCTGACCTTCGGCGACACCAATTTTTTGCAGCCGCCGGCGACCGAGACGCTGGCCGGCGTGATCGAGCTGGCGACGCCGGCGGAGGTGACCACCGGCACCGACCCACTGCGCGCGATCACCCCGGCGACACTGGCCGGTCGGCTCGCCGCGCTGACGACGAACATCGACGCGGCCATCGCAGGCGTCCGCGCATCACTCGCCAGCGCCGTGGCATTGCTCGTGCCGCTCACCCGCCGCATCAGCACCAGCGGCCTTGCAATTGGCGGCCAGACGCTCGCCACCGACATGACGGTCACCGTGCCCCCGGCGACCGCCGATCAGCTCCGCTTTGCCACGGCCGGCAATGTCGCTGTCACTCCGGCCAGCTTTGGCGATCTCGGAAATGTGATCGCACCGACCGGTTCGTACACCCTCCCCGGCGGGCGGGTCGACAAATGGGGCAAGCACCGTGCCCGCGCCAATAGCGAAGTGACGGTCGCGATCGTCTTCGACCCGCCGTTCCCGGCCGAATGTTTCAACGTCAGCCTCACCCCCTTCATCACCTCGCCCAACCCGAGCGACGACTATTTCTGCCAGCTCGCCGGCGACCCCACCCGCTTCGGCTTCACCGTCCAGTACCAGTCCGACGACGCCAATGGCGGCCTGTCGGGCTTTGACTGGACCGCGATCGGACACTGACATGAGCAAGATTTCACAGCTCCCCGATCTGACGGCGCCGACCGGCCGCGAGCGCGTGCCGGTCGTCACGCCGGATGGCACGACCAAAGGCGCCGCGATCGGCGGCCTTGTCGATGCGGCGGCCAAGCCGTCGATCGACCGCGCCGATCTGGCGGCGGCACAGGCGGCGGCGGCGGCCGGCGACGCGCGCGGCGCCGCGCGCCGCATGGTCATCGCCTCCGATCAATTTTACGCCGGCATGACCCGCCGCTTTGCCTATGCCGTGGTCGACCGCTACGGCCGCGCGCGCGCTGGATTGGCGGGGGACGGCAGTCTGCACGCGCAGCGCCTGACCGGTCCCGCCGGGAAAGGGCGCTGGGCCTTCCGCGTGACCAATGCCTATGGCCGGGTCGGCTTCGGCGTCGACCGGCAAGGCGCGATCAGCGGCGGTGCGTCCAAAAACGGCTTCGCCTTTGTCGTGCGCAATGCCTATGGCCGGCCGGGCTTCGCGATCGGCAATGACGGGAGCGTGTGGACGAAAGACGGGCTGCTCGGCAGCATTGCGGCCCCTGCCCGCACATCGATCAACCGCCTCGACGCCATGCTGACGGTGCGCGCGGCCGCGCCCGACCTTATCGAGCGCACGCCGGGCGTCGGCTTCTCGCTGCTGCTGCTCGGTGACAGCCAGTGGCGTGAGAGCTGGGGCGGTGCGAATGTGCCGCTCTGTCGCGCGCTGTACCGCCGCTATGGCTATGGCGGCCCCGGCTTCGTCGCACTGGCGACCGGCACCGGTACCGACGCCGGTGCGACCCGCGATCAGATCGTCATGACACGCTCGGCCGGATGGACCGAAACCGCCGGGGTGGCCTGGTCGCCGACTGGCATGGGCCTGCTGGCCAATGCGGCGGGGGTGACCGTAGCGCTGACCTATGACGGTAGCGCGACGATCGCCACCGTGCGTCTCCTGCATGGCGGCGGCGATCCCATCACCTACGCCTACAACGGCGGGGCGGAAACGACGGTCGACGTCGGCGCGGCACCGGGCTTTGTCGATCTGCCTGCCCCACCGGGTCGGGGATTTACGCTGACGCTGAAGACGACGGGCACCACCCGCCTTGCCGGCCCGGTCTTCCGGGCATCGAGCGGCATCGTTGTGCACAATGCCGCGATCGGCGGGTATGCGACCGCCACGTATCTCGGCCTCGATCAGGCAGTATGGCGCGCGACCCTCGCCCGCCTCGGCGGCGTCGATGCCGCGCTGGTCGGGCTTGCCGGCAACGACGAAGTGGGCGACGTGCCGCCCGACACCTTCGAAGCCCGCGCGCGTACCTTAATCGGCGCGCTGCGCGCGCTTGCGGCCGGACTGTCGGTCGGATGGATCATCCGGCCCCAGGCACCGCGAACCGACGTGCCCGAACGCATGGCCGCTTATGCCGACCGCATCCGGACGAAGGTCGGCCCTGACCTGCATGTCGCTTTGCTCGATGCGCAGCCGCGCTTCGGCGCGACCTATGCCGACTACGGCTACGGCAGCGCCAAGAACCCCCTGTTCCAGGCCGACCTTGTCCACGTCAATCGCCGTGGGGCGAATGTGCTGGGCGGGGCTGCGGCCGAATTGCTCTTCGCCTGAAAGGATTCCCATGGTCGCCGTCTACGCCCCCGATGCCGCCTTCGCCGGCTCCGTCCTGCCCCGCGACATCTACCTGACCACCAATCGCGCCGGTCTGGTCGGTGAGTATCTCTTCGGTCAGGATCTGATCCAGTCGCGCGAAAACAGCGCCACGCCCAACGCCACGCTCGCCACCGAGGTGCTGACCGGCGCCGCCGTTCCGCCGGTCTATGGCGATCATAGGGTCGAGCTGGGGAATGGTGCCGGACTCGCCACCGGTCTGATCGGCATGCCCGTGCAGACGATCTTGCTGTTCGCCGCCGTGGCCGGAAGCGACGCGCCGGATCTGACGCAAGTCCCGACCCCAAAGCATATTTTTCACGGCGCAACGGTCGCCGAGGCTGGGCGACTCACTATGACCACCAGCGTGATCAATGGGGTACTTTCAATCGGAGCGACGCCCAATGGCAACGCCTCCGATGCCCGATTCACCCCCGCCGCGCCGTTCACTGCGATCCGGGGAATCGCCTCCCGCATTTTCGGGCTTCTTGCCGGATCGCGGATCACCATGGACGAGTACAAGGGGGGCGCGCTCATCAATCACGCGGAGGCGGTGCTATCTGCGGATCGGCCAAATCCAACGTATGGCATCGTCGTCGGAAATTCCAACGCCGTTGCCGCCGGCGGCGACTTCCGCGAACGCGTTCAGCACGCCATGTGCCTGATCTGGTCGCGCTACCTGACCGACGCAGAGTTGCTCGCCGCCTATCTCGAAGCGCGCGCCAATCTCGCCTCCATGGGCGTCGCCGCCTGACACGGACCTGCCCCGGCAATGGTAGAGACGCACTCTACCATTGCCGCCCCCGTGACCTGACCCGGCGCACGCGCATGGTCGCAGCGTGACCCAGCCTGTCGACATCACCCGTCTCATCGGCGACCTGATCCGCGAAGGCGTCGTGGTCGCGCGCGCCGGTGCGCTGTGCCGCGTTGCGATCGGTGACATCGAGACGCCGGACATCCCATGGCTCGCCGGCCGTGCTGGATCCGCGACGATCTGGTCGCCGCCTTCGATCGGCGAACAGGTGCTGGTCCTGTGTGGCGAGGGCGATATTGGTCGCGCAATCGTGCTGCCCGGCCTCTTCTCCGACGCCCATCCCGCGCCGGCCGCTGACGATAGCTTCCATGCGAAGTTCGATGACGGCTGCTGGATCGGCTACGACCCGGCCAACGGCGAGGCGATGATCGCGCTGGGCGACGGCACCCGTTTCCAGGTCGCGCCAGGCAAGGTCCGCATTGACGCGGATCTCGAAGTCACCGGAAAGATCACCTCCAATGTCGACGTGATCGCCGACGGAAAGAGCCTGAAGTCGCACAAGCACTCCTTGGTTCAGCCAGGGCAGGGCGTGTCGGGCGCGCCGCAATGATCGGCATGGACCGCCACACCGGAGCCGTTTGCGAAGGCACAAACCATCTGCGCCAGTCGGTCGGCATGATCCTCGGCACGCCGATCGGCACCCGCGTCGGCCGCCGCGACTTCGGCTCGCATATCCCCGAGCTGATCGACCAGCCCCTGAACGCCGCCACGCGTCTCGCCGTCATCGCCGCCGGCGCGCTCGCCCTGTTGCGCCAGGAACCGCGCATCCGCGCGCAACGGATCCTGTTCGACGTCACCGGCGCCGGCGCGGCCGAGCTGCGCATCATTGGCACCCGCCTCGACGGCCCACGGCCCGCGCCGGTCGACTTCACCACCACCCTTCGCCCCGCCCGCGCCTGAAAGGATCCTCATGGCCACCGCCTTCCACCACGGTATCACCGTCACCGAATCGAAAACGACGTCGCGCATCATCGCGACGATCGCCACCGCCTGCATCGGCCTGGTCGTGACCGCGCCCGCCGCCGACGCCGCCGCTTTCCCGCTCGACAAGCCGGTGCTGATCGATGAGACGCCGGGTCACATCGACATGACCACGGCGCTGGCGAAGATCGGCGCGACCGGTACCGGCCGGACGGCGTTGGAGGCGATCGCGTCGAAGGTCCGCACGCCCGTCATCGTCGTGCGCGTCGCGCCCGGCGCAGACGCTGCGGGGACCGCCGCCGCCGTGATCGGCGCAACCAACGCCGGCGTCCGCACCGGCATGCAGGCGCTGCTGGCCGCCGAGGCGCAGACCGGCATCCGCCCGCGCATCCTCGCTACCCCCGGCCTCGAAAGCGTCACCGTCACCAACGCGCTGGCGGTGATCGCCGGCAAGCTCCGGTCGATGGCCTATGCCCGCGCGCTCGGCACCGATCTCGCCACCCTCGCCACCTATCGCGGCGGTTTCGACAGCCGCGAGCTGATGCTGCTCTATCCCGACATGAAGGTTACCGACGCCACCGGCGCGGTCGTGCCCAGCTTCGCCGCCGCCCACGCCGCCGGCATGCGCGCGTTGATCGACCAGACGCAGGGTTGGCACAAGACGCTGTCGAACGTCGCCATCCCCGGCGTCATCGGCATTACCGCTGATGTGCCCTTCGACCTGCAGGATCCCGACGCCGACGCCAATCGCCTGAACGCCGACGAAATCACCACGATCGTCCGCCTCGCCGGCGAGCTGCGCTTCTGGGGGTCGCGTACCTGCGCCACCGATGCCGACTTCTATTTCGAAAGTGCAACCCGCACCGCGCATGTCGTCGCCGACACCATCGCCGCCGGCCTGATCTGGGCGATCGACAAGCCGCTGACCCCCTCGCTGGCGCAAGACATCGTCGCCCTGTGCAATGCCAAATTCCGGGCGATGACGCATGCGGGCGAGATCCTCGGCGCGGAAGCATGGTTCGACCCGACCCGCAATCCAGTCAGCGAGCTGAAGGCGGGCAAGCTGGCGATCCGGTACAAATACACGCCGGTCCCGCCGCTGGAACACCTGCACCTGTCGCAGGAAGTCACAGACGAATTCCTCGCGAATTTCGCGACGCTCGCCGCCGCCGCCTGACCGCAGCCGCGCCCTGACCCTTTCCCCGGAGTATCCCCATGGCATTCCCTGAAAAACTGAAGCAGGCCGACCTCTTTATCGACGGCCGCTGGGTCGACGAAATGACGTCGGTCACCCTCCCCAAGATCGGCCGAAAGTTCGAAGACTTTCGCGGCGGCGGCATGAACCGACCGGTGAAGGTCGACATGGGCGCGGAGGCGATGGAGGCCGAATGGGTCGTCGGCGGCTTCGTCGCCGCCTTGATCGGCGGCTTTGGCGCGATGTCGATCGAAGGGCAGCAGCTGCGCTTCGTCGCCACGACGCAGGACGATCGCACCGGCGCGGTCCACAGCTGGGTCGCCGTGATCGGCGGTCGCCACGAAGAAATCGACATGGGCGAATTCAAGTCCGGCGAGGATACCGAAATGAAGGGCAAGACCGCCGTCGCCTTCTACTCGCTCCACCGCGATGGCGTCGAGCTGGTCTACATCGACGTGCTTGGCATGGTTGAGCGCTACGGCGGCATCGACATCATGGAAGCCCACCGCACCGCCCTCGGCCGCTTGTGATCCCCCGCGCCCCGGCCGCACGCCGAGGCCCCTGCCTCTTTTACGAAAGCCTGATCCATGACCGACACCAAGATCCGCGGCCTGACTCTCGAAAATGACATCGTGGTCGGCACCGATACCGTCCACAAGGCCGGCGACAAGATCACCGTCCGCAAGCCAGGCGCCGGCGAGCTGCGCGGTCTGCAGGTCAATGCCTTGATCCAGGGCGATTACAATGCGCTCGAAACGCTCGCACCGCGCATCACCAGCCCCATCCTCCACAAAGCGCATGTCTTCGCGATGGACCCGGCCGACTTCACCGCTTTCGCCGGAGAGGTGCTCGATTTTTTGCTGCCGACGGCCGCGAAACAGCCGGTCTACCAGGACGCGTAGAGCCGATCATGGCGGACATCTGGCTGATCCTGCGCGGACAGCCCGACCTGCAGGCGATGTCCGCCATGTCGCTGCCCGAGCTGATGGACTGGCACCGCCTCGCCGTCGAGCGCGCGCCCAAGAAGGAAAAATAGGATGGCCGATCGCGACCTGCGTCTGCGTGTGCTTTTCGACCAGGCCGATCGGCTCAGCAAGCCGCTACGCAGCATTGCCGGCGGATCACGCGCGGCAGCAGTAGCGCTGAAAGGCACTCGCGAAGAGCTGCGCCGGATCGATGACGCGCAGGGCCAGCTGAACAGCTTCACGACCCTGCGCGCCGGGATGCGACAGTCGGCCACCGCCGTCCGCGAGGCCGAGCAGCGCGTCGCCGCGCTCGGTCGCGAGATCGCGCAGACCGCCAAGCCGACCCGCGCGCTGCAGCGCGACTTTGCCCAGGCGACCCGCACCGCCGAGCAGCTGGCCGACAGCCACCGTCACGACACCGCCCAGCTGCGCGAGCTGCGCACCGCCCTGCAGGCCGCCGGCGCGAATACGCGTGACCTGACCCGCTACGAGACCGACCTTGCCCGCCGGGCGGCCGAGACGACGCGGGTGATGGAGGATCAATCCCGCACGCTCGAACGGGCGAGCAACCGCGAACGTCGGTTGGGCGATGCGCGGGACCGCTTCAGCCGCACCTCCGCGACCGCCACCAACATCGCCGGGGCCGGCATGGCCGCCGGCGCTACAGCCGTCGCCACCGCCGCGCCGCTGGTCGCGTCGACCAAGGTCGCCATGGATCTTGAGGAGGGCATGGCCGGTGTGGCCAAGGTCACCGGCCTTGCCGCCGGCCAGATCGACCTGATGCGCGGGAGCATCATTGATCTGTCGACGCAAATTCCCATGACCGCGACCGAGCTTTCGCAAATCACCGCCGCCGCCGGCGCGGCGGGCGTCGGGGCCGCCAAGAATGGGGCCACCCTCGCCCAGCGCCGCAAGGAGCTGATCGCCTTCACCGCCGATGCCGCGCGCATGGGCATCGCCTTCGACATGTCGGCCGAAGACGCCGGCAGCACCATGGCGAAGTGGCGACAGGCGTTCACCATGACGCAGCCGCAGGTTGTAGCACTGGGCGACCGCATCAACGCCTTGACCAACCGCTTCGGCGGCCAGGCGGGTGCCGTATCGGGCGTCATCACCCGCGTCGGTGCGCTGGGCGACGTCGCCGGCGTTGCCGCGCCACAGATCGCGGCCATGGCGTCGTCGCTCAATTCCATCGGTATCGAGGAGGACGTCGCCGCGACCGGCATCAAGGCGATCCTGCTGACATTGAATAAGGGTACATCCGCGACCAAGAGCCAGCAGACCGCGATGAAAGCGCTGGGCCTGGATGCGGTCAAGCTGTCGAAGGCGATGCAGGTCAATGGCAGCGGTACGATCGTCGACGTGCTGGAGCGTATCCGCAAGCTGCCGAAGGACCAGCAGGCCGCCAGCCTCAGCGAGCTTTTCGGCACCGAATCGGTCGGCGCCATTGCGCCGCTACTGACCAATCTCGACGCGCTGAAGGAGCGCCTCCAGCTGGTCGGGGACCGGGGGCAATATTCCGGATCGATGATGGGTGAATTCCTGTCGCGCATCAATACGACGAAAGGGGCCACCGATCTGGCCGCCAATGGCCTGCAGGCGGTGAACCTCGAATTGGGGCAGCAGCTGCTGCCCCATGTGAAGGCCGCCGCCCAGTACACCGCCGGTCTGGCCGGGCGGATGCGGGCCTGGGCGCGAGAAAATCCCGGCCTCGCGAAGGGCATCCTTTACATCGCGGCAGGCGCCGCCGGCCTTTTTGCCCTGTTCGCAGCTGGCGCGATCGTGATCGCCGCGCTGATGGCACCCTTCGCGGCACTGTCGTTCGCCTCGACCGCGCTGGGCATAAAATTTGGCGCGTCGATGATGACGATCGGCAAGGGCCTGCTCTACCCGATCCGCTTCATCCCCATGCTGGGGAAGGCATTTATCTCGCTCGCCTTCACGATCGCGCGGGCCGGCTTGGTCCTGCTCGCCAATCCCGTGACGTGGATTATTCTGGGCATCGTCGCGGCCGTCGCCCTGCTCGCCTACGGCGCCTACAAACTGTACCAGAATTGGGATGGGGTCGTTGCGTGGTTCGGCAATCTATGGACCGGCATCAAGGGCTTCTTCAGCAGCAGCATCGCCAACATCAGCGCGACGATCGCCGGGTGGACGCCCCTCGGAATCTTCTACAGCGTCCTTCAGCCGGTGCTGGGCTATTTCGGTATCCAGCTGCCCGCCAAATTCTCCGACTTCGGCCGGATGCTGATCTCCGGCCTCATCGCCGGCATCACCGGAATGCTCGGCGCGCTGAAGTCGACGATCGTCAGCGCCGCTGGCAGCGCCGCCGCGTGGTTCAAATCGAAGCTGGGTATCCGCTCGCCCTCCCGCGTCTTCATGGGCTTCGGTGGCTTCATGATGCAGGGGCTGGAGCGTGGCATCGATCGCGGCTCCGGCGGGCCGCTCGACCGCATCACTCGCCTGTCGCGCGAGCTGGGCGGCGCGATGGCGCTCGGCGCGGCCACCCCGTCGCTGGCGGCCGGCCTACCACCGCCCGGCACCGCCCCCGGCCCGGCCGGCGGCGCGCCATCGGCCCGGACCTACAATATCACGATCAATGCCGGCGGCGGCGATCCGCAGGACATTGCCGAGGCGGTGCGCAAGGCGATCGATGACATCGACCGTGAGGACCGCGCCGCCTCCTATTCGTCCTTCGCCGACCTTCCGGATTGGGAAGTCTGATGCTGATGAGCTTGGGGCTTTTCCCCTTCTCACTCCCCACCCTCGCCCACGACGACCTGTCCCGTCGCACCGCTTGGCGGCATGCGACCTCGCCGCGCGTCGGCGCACGCGACGCCACCCAATATGTCGGGCCTGGCGAAGAAACGGTCAGCATCGGCGGCATGGCCCATGCCGAGCTGGCCGACGGCCGCGCCTGCCTCGACCAGCTGCGCGACATGGCCGGCACCGGACAGGCATGGCCGCTGGTCGATGGCGCAGGCACCGTCTTCGGCGCTTTCATCATCCAGACGCTCGACGAAAAGCATCGCGCGCTCTTCCCCGACGGGACCCCGCGCGCGATCGACTTCTCGATCGAGCTGCTCCGGGTCGACGCATGAGCAATTTCCCCGACTATCGTGTCGAGGTGAATGGCCGCGACATCACGCCCCTCCTGCGCGAATCCCGCCCCGGCCAGCGCGCTGCCGATCGCCCCCGTACCCGGCTCATCTCGCTTGGCCTCACCGACAAGCGGGGCAGCGACGCCGACCAGCTCGATCTGGTCATCGACGACAGCGACGGCGGCGTCGACCTTCCCCCGACCGGCGCGACTATCCGCGTGTCGCTGGGCTGGCGCGCGGGGCCCGACGTCACGGTCGGACTGGTCGACATGGGCACCTACATCGTCGATGACGTCAGCCACAGCGGCCCGCCCGATCAGATCACCATCCGCGCCCGCGCCGCCGACTTCACCGGTGCGATGCGCATCCGGCGGGAGCGCAGCTGGCACGGCACGACGCTGGGCGCGATCGTCGCCGACGTCGCCAGTGCGCATGGCCTCCAGCCCCGCTGCGCCGCCGCTCTGGCCTCGATCGCGGTCATAGCCAAAGCACAGAGCCGGGAAAGCGATCTGGCCTTCCTGCGCCGCCTAGGGCGCGATCACGACGCCGTCGCCACGATCAAGGACGGCAATCTGATCCTGAAGCCGATCGCCGACCGCGCGACCGTCTCGGGCAAGGCGCTGCAGACGATCACCGTCCGCCGCCGCGATGGCGATCGGCACGATTACCAGGTGCAGAAGCAGGAGGAAGCGACCGGCGTGTCGGCCGATTGGCACGACCGGGCCTCGGCGAAGAAGAAGACCGTCACCGCCGGCAAGGCGGAGGGCGCGCGCAAGCTATCCCGCACCTATGCCAGCGAGGCTGACGCCCGCGCTGCGGCGAAGGCAGAGGCCGGCCGCGCCGCCCGCCAGCCCCGCACCCTGTCCCTATCGCTGGCACTAGGCCGCCCCGACCTAAAGCCCGAGACGCCGATCACCGTCTCGGGCTTCAAGGCGGCAATCGATGCCCAGCGCTGGGTACTGGCAGAGGTCACCCACACCCTCGGCGACCGGGGCTTCGTGACCGGCCTGAAACTCGAAAGCGCCTGACCGCCGCTTCGCAATTTCAACCCTTCGGCTTTGGCCAGGCATCGAACATCGGTCGTTGTATCGGGCAGTGTTTGCCGCGCATGTCATCCGCCTTCGCCTTCCGCCGTTCCTCGCCATACCGCTTCAATGCCTCAGTAACGAACCGGCGACTCGCATTCGCGTCGTCGCTCATTCGACGACAAGCTCGGCCGGGATCGACGCCTTCAAATCCCCCGCGCTGACACACCAGGCCCGCGCCAGCGCGTCGATTTCGGCCAGCGAAACACGATCCCGCTGGCATAGCGTCAGCAACCGCTGCTGCGGGATGCCGGTTACCCGCGACAATCGATCTATCGGCGTCGCCTTTTGCGTCAGCCACGCCTGAAACCACCAGGTGCCCGTCGCGATGCTGCGCGCCACGGGGTGGCTGTCCGACCAGCTGTCCAGATAGACCGGCAACGGCCGCTCTCCCTTCCGTCGCATTACAATAGCGCGTCCAGCGCCAGCTGCTCGCCGGGCGACGCCAGGACGGAGCGGACCTGGCGGGCGGCGTCGACGGATTGACGATATTCAACCGTGCGATGGCGTTCGGCGTCCTCGAAGCCCAGGCGGGCCCAGTCGTCCGATGGATAGCAGGCGTCGTACACCGCGCGCGCGGCGGCCCGCATCTGGGGATCGTGATGCATCCCTTCGCTCCCTTTCACTCGAATCGCCGTCCAGGCGGCGGATCGCAAAAGTAGAACAATACGAGAACATTCCGCAAGGGATCACCGCTGTGGCGCCGATCACGCAAATTCCGCAAAACCGCCAAGTCACTTGCATTGAAGGAACTGGCCGGCTTCGTCCGCAAGAGTACGCAATTCCAAAAAAACGACGCCGAAAGCGCGAGCATTAAGGTTTCGTTGTCGAAATGAGCACAGTTGGGTTGCGCAATTTATACGATTTTACAGGAAGAGCCTCATGGTCCGCTGGTTCAAGGCCGATGCCCCCATTCGCCAAAAGTTTGTCGCTCTGACGCTGTTGGCGAGCGCGCTCGCATCGATGCCGCTTGCCGCCGCGATCCTGTGGGGCAGCGCTCCGAACGGCGCGACGGCGATGATTTCCACCGCCCTCGCTGCGCAGGTTTCGATCTGTGCGCTCCTGCTGATCGCGCGCAAGCTCATCTGCGATCCCTACGTCAGCACCGTCGTCCGGATGGAGGCGCTGGCGGCGGGCGAGTTCGCCGAACCGATCCGCTTTTCCGAATATCGCGACTGCGTTGGCCGCATGTCCCGCGCGATGGTGACGTTCCGCGACAATGGCGTGCGGCTCGCTTCCGCCTCCGACGCGCAGCAGCTCGTCGTCGTGTCGCTGGGTGAAGGGCTCGACCGGTTGGCCGGCAACGACCTCAGCTATCGCATCGACACCGATTTCCCCGGAGAAACCGATCGACTGCGCCAGGACTATAATCGCGCGATGGCGGCGGTGGCCGAAGCGCTGAACGCGGTCACCGCCGTCAGCGAGAACATTCATGGCGGCGCGTTCGACATCAGCCGCGCGTCCGACGACCTGTCGCAACGTACCGAGCAGCAGGCCGCCAGCTTGGAGGAAACCGCCGCCGCGATGGACGAGATCACCGCCATGGTCCGCCAGTCGGCGACCGGCGCGGCACAGGCAAAGACGATCGTCGCGCTGGCCCGCGACGAAGCGGAACAGTCCGGCGCCGTCGTCAACCGCGCGATCGACGCGATGGACGCCATCGAACGCGCGTCGAACGAAATCGGTGAGATCATCAGCGTGATCGACGGTATCGCGTTTCAAACGAACCTGCTGGCGCTGAACGCCGGCGTGGAGGCCGCTCGGGCGGGCGACGCGGGCAAGGGCTTTGCCGTCGTCGCCAGCGAGGTCCGCGCCCTCGCCCAGCGATCGGCCGACGCCGCCCGTGACGTAAAGATGCGCATTACCGCGTCGGGCGAACAGGTCAGCACCGGCGTCGCTCTGGTCAACGAAACCGGCGATGCGTTGACGCGGATCGTCGGCCGCATCGGCGAAGTCAGCACGCTGGTCCACGGTATTGCCGAAACGTCCGGGCAACAGGCCAGCGGCTTGCAACAGGTCAATGCCGCCGTGTCGGAAATGGACGGCGTGACACAGCGCAACGCGGCGATGGTCGAACAGGTGACCGCCGCCGCGCGCACGCTGGCCGCCCATGCCGATCAGCTGGCGGCGCAGGTCGGACGCTTCAACCTGTCCCGCGATCCGGTCCACGCCGCCGGTGCCGGTAACGCCCCGATCTATGTCGATTTTCAGCGGGGTCGGGTTGCCTGATCGGCCATCGCGTTCGCCCTGACTGGTTAGCGCACGCCGCGGCGCCTATCTTGGGCGGCATGTGCAATCGAGCGCGCTTTGACGGCGAACCCACCACCCTGTTCGGATCGGCGAAGAAGCTGTTTTCCGAACGCCCCCGCGACAACCGGTTCAACCCGAAGGAGCTGCGGCCGAAGGGGCGCGCCTATGTCATCCGCGAACAGGATGGCGAACGCGCGTGGGACGTGATGGCGTGGGACGTGCTGGGCGGTCAGGCGGCCTGGCCGATGACCAATGTCCGCAACCTGAAGCTGCCGCAGTGGCGCAAGCTGGCGGCGGACCCGGCGAACCGCTGCCTGATCCCGCTGACCGAGTTTTGCGAATGGACGCCGGACAAGCACGACCTGGACGACGGCAAGCCGCCACTGAAGGGCGAGATGTGGTTCAGCGTGACCGATCAGCCGACCTTTGCCGTGGCCGGCTTCTGGCAGGCGACGGCCGAGGGCAACGGCTTCACCATGGTCACCTGCGATCCGAACGAACTGGTCGCGCCGATCCATCCGAAGGCGATGATTACCATCCTGCGGCCCGAGGATTGCGACACCTGGTTGCGGGGTAGCTATGACGAGGTCGTCACGCTGCAGCGACCATTTAAATCGGCTGGTATGGCTGTCCGGGGACCAGCGTTTCCCACGCGTTCCTAAACAGTTGCAGAGGGAGTATGCGTACCGAGGGCACCATGAGCGCCAAGTCTCATGTACCGGTGCTCACATGGCTTGTGATACGACGCGCGCTGTTTTACTGCCGCCAGATGAGGAATGCCGCTTTGGCTACGCATCTGTCGTTAGGCATCCGCTGTGACCCCGTTTAGTAAGAACGAAGCTGCTGAGCCAAAAGCCAAAGCAGCGCTTATAGATTTCCTTCGTTCCAACGGCTGTATTCCAAGGAAATCAGCTGTTGCGACAGAATTCAATATAAACCGGTATGCAAATCGTGCGGACGTCGTTCTTGCTAACGACGACGGTTTGCATTTTTTTGAGATTAAGACTGAACGGGATACGCTTCATAGGCTAGAGAGGCAAATTGAAGCCTACTCGTTACACGCTAATTTTGTAACTGTTGCGCTGACGAAAAAGCATGTGGACGTAGCATATCCGCTGCTGCCTGAACATGTTGGACTGCTTCAGTTGCCATGCCCTTTTTTTGGGAACGAGGTTAAACTGCTTCGAGCAGCAAAGCCGTCACCGTCATATGACGCTGTTGCGATGCTATCGTTACTGCCCGCGGATGCTATTAATTCGCGGCTTTTACAATCTTCTCGCAACCGCCGGAGAGCTGATCTCGTACGGGAAGCCGCAGCTCTACCAACCGAGGCCATCCGCGCGGCAACCCTGGCATTCGTCATAGATAGATATAGACTGACGACGGCAGCGCTTTTGAAGGCGACGAAAAACCGCACCATCAGATCTGCCGATTTAGTACATCTAAAAAAATGGGACCGATCGAACCGCAAACCGACTGAGGCCACTGGAGTAGCACCTCCGATGACGACCGCTGCGATTGATGCGGAGATTTACCAATACGTTGGCAAATCTTTTGGACCGGTTCCGGCTGAAATTACGCAACTTCTGGGACTAACACAGAACTTAATCTGACCAAGGTTCATCATTATTGGTTGAGCTCGCAGACGCCGTTGCTTGCGTATGCATGTGTATATTTAAACGAATTGTCGTCCATTTGTTGGCGGCATTCAGGCCCTTCATGTTACCTGCAGCAGCCTCACGAATCCTCTGCGCCCCCCAGCACAAATTGGTGTCGTCCCACTTTGGATCATTTCGGACGCGAAGGGCCGCATCTGCAAAACCTTCGCGCCGACGATGGTAAATCCATTCGCCATGTAGAGGATAGTCAACGCGGGGAACCCCCCGAAACGCAGGCTCCCGATCAGAGGCAAAAACTGCGGCATGATCGCCATAATGCAAATCTATACCGGCGTTTGTAAGAGTTGGGCTAGTACTAAGCATTTGGAACAGCATTCGTTCTCGAATTGCCAAGCAAGCATACTCTTCGCCTGTCACCGTAAATTGATCCGGAAAACTGGAAGCCTTGAAAACGTGGGTTCTGTTCCCGCCGTTTATCAATGATTTGGTTGCTAGAATTCCGCCCTGTATGCCGAGGCCAATCGCGGTTAGATCATCGTTACGGCTAATTTGCTCGTAATCATAAACCATGAGTATCGGCACATCTCCCAACGGCATCGCACTCAAGGCAGACGCCTGGGCCAAATTCCATCCTCTCGTTCTTCGAAAACGGAAGATTATGCCCCTGCCTAGAGAAGCTAATCGAAGCACCTGAGATTGGAGATTGATAGCTTCGTCGGTCCACTGGACGACCGGTACCCAGCGCTGATCTTGCTCAATCAACTCGCACCAAGAGCTGAACCCGTTGGCCGAACGATGAAGTGCGGCGACCTCGCTCCTACCTAGAAGCGCCCAATCCTCGCGCTTTTTGTCGCTGTAGACTTTAGCCGGCGATGGCAAAACAGCCGCCAAATCGAGACCGATAGGACGCGCCCCGAACGCCTCTGACAGATGATCGATTGACCGTTCGACCGGACCACCCTGCCCAGCCTTCGGATGGGGCCAGCACTGAACGCGAGCGATTGGGAAAATTGCGTCCTTCGTTGGTTCGGCAAGCCGACGCAAAGCCTCGCATTCACTTTGCCGAATTGTGAGGCTTGGAAAGTAATTCGCAATAGGCAAGCGGCCCTCCCCCAACGCTTTTTGTTATGTAAGCACACCCAATCGAATATTGAGAGCAGCCGTCGACACTTGAAGCGCGATAGCTAGCTTCTCAACATCCGTTTCTCCGTTCTGCATTAACCGGGTTAGTAATGGCCACGGCATGAGTATTTCTGCAGCTAACGCGTTGGCCTCATACTCTCGCCGTTCTGACAACCCACTACGGTAAAATGTGTCGTCTACGAGCTCATTCCCAATAACATCTCTGTGAAGTACAAAATGAGCAATCTCGTGGGCAATTGTAAACCGCTGCCTATTTCGGTGCTCGTGCCTATTTACTTTAATAGTCCACGTTTTTCGATCGGACGGGTCAAGCGTTAACATACCGGAAACCGCCAGCGGCAGATCGCTGATGAGAACCTTCACTCCCAGATCAGCCGCAATTGCGCCCACCTTTACCGGAGCAACGGCCTGATGCCGTGTGATGGCTTCCGCTGCGTACGGTGGTAGCTTTGATATGCTTAGTCGCGCCATTCTTCATCTCGTGTTTGGTGTTCGGGAGCGACATTCGCCCCGAGGACCGAGGTGCCAAGAACGTCCTGTACGGCGTCTCTTGCTCTCGCCTCCATCGCAACCGCGATTGCCGCATCTACGGTTCGCTTAAAATCTTCCGACGTTAGGTAAGTTTGACTACCAGACTGTGAAGTTTCAATGGCGAGCTTCTCAGCCATGCTTCTTAGGGTTTGATAGCCGAGGATCGCTGCCACGGCGACGATGAAACCAATAAAGGTAACGATAAGGGAGACAACACTTAATAGGACTGCGATGAGGTCTTTATACTCCCACGCACCTGGCTTGATGAGAGATGCACCCTGAGCGTCCAGCAGGATGAGCAGCAGCACGAACATTGCAACATTGCCAATGACAATGCCGCGTTTAACCCAACGCATAATCGACAAGCCTCATGATGGGTCCCAATCGTCAATTCGCCGTTTATTGAAAGTGAGCTCCACCCCTCTCAATTGGCAGTCACCCGTCACGTAATCAGCCTCACTGACCCAGTTCCGAATCTCGCGGGTTGTCACTTCACCTTTGGAATTCGTGTATGTGAAGCGTGCGCTAGGACCCGACGTTCCCGGCCGAATCCTCGCCCTTCGCCGAGGTTTTTCTGCTGTTTCGAAAGATACAGGCGGAGGAGGAGAAGGCGGACGCCGGTTTCGTTCGGCCATCCGTCGTATGGAGGCTTGCCTTTCGGTAAGCACTTGCTCCGACGTTAAGGGAATCGATGGCGGCTCCTTTCCCATCACAAGAATGTATAGCCACCTCGGGATTTTCATCCGCCCTGCCCCACGGTAAGCGACCTTCCCCAAGGTCACAGTTTGAAAAAATATGTCGTCTACTCAAGGCTGTGTCGAGCCTGATTGTCGCATCCGATCCAATTCGGATGTTGTTTGGGCCTGATCGGGTTGAAAGCGCTTTCCTACAAGGTTTGAGCGCTTCAAACGGAACATTATGAGAACGAATGAAGCAGTTGCATGAACCGGCCCATCTTTCGGTCTGCGCCTGGGTGCGAGTTGGCTTGTCCCCAGTGTGAGGTGATGTGCGCCGTCCTCGCTAGGACGCGCGACGAGGCGTGGCGGGCTTTGGAGACGGCTTGTCGGGAACGGGGGTTGGCGTCGGGTCCTGAGGCGGACGACCGGGTCCGGCAGCGTCGATTGAGGCTGGAAGCTGCTGAGCGAACGTTCGTGCGGTATCTGAGAGAGCGTCGCCCAGATCGAGCGGCAGAAGCATTGCTTCAAACATGCGCGCCAACGCATCTTCACTAGGCAGGGCGATCATGCCGTCGACACTGGTGGCCTTGCCGCCCTGCATCGCCCCCGCGACGTAGCGCAATGCGCACTGCCCGTTGAATGGGAGGGCGCGAAAGCTCTGGAGAATATCCGCCTCAGCCGCATCGAGCATACCACCGGTTTGGTGGTTGCCGGTCAAAACGAACAGAACGTCGACGCCAACGGCCGCGATCGCGCTGAGATAGTCGCCCCGCAACTCGCGTTTCGACGTCTCATAGAGGCTCTGCTTTTGGCTGTCGGTGCCGACCAACGCAGCAAATTCGCTCTGCGTCTTACCCAGCCGACGTCGCTCAGACGCTAAACGTTCACCATAACCCATTGGTTATGTCGATTCCCTATTGACGACTCATCGGTTTTCAACGAATCGTTCTGCTACATTCTGCAATTACGAGGCATTGCACATGCCAACCGGGTCTGTCTCCCCTGTCATTGATCGTGACCGGGTCGCCGCCGCTCGTGCCCGGCTGTCCGCCGTGGGCGACGGCATCGGCGACTGGGCGCGCCGCCACGGCTTCGCGCCGAAACTGGTCTATTCGGTGCTGTCCGGCACGCGCCGCTGCGCGCGCGGCCAGTCGCACCGCATCGCCGTCCTGCTCGACCTGAAGGAAGGCGAGCTGGACGACATTGCCCAGCGCGGCGGCGGGTCGCCGGTGCGTCTGTCGAGCGCGCCCGATGCGCGCGGCTGACCGGGCTATGCCTCTCCCCCTTTCTCCTGCGTCGAGTGCCGACCTCCCCGGCGACGTAGCAACTGGCGCGGCGGTGGTCGTCTGCAATCGCCGCGCCCTTTCCATCGCATGGGCAGGCCGCGCGATCGCGCTGCTGCTGGTGGCCGCTTGTACGCCGGGCGCGCCGGACAATCCGGCCTGCGATCGCCGCGCGCCGCCATGGGACAGCGCACAGTGCCGGGGCACCGCCCGATGACCCGCCCGCGTACCCCCAACACCAGCAGCCATGCCGTGCTACGCATCGCCGCGCGGCTTGGCGGGTTCGATGCCGCCGCCACGGTCGCGCGCCGCTCCGAACGCTGCGTGCGCGACTGGAGCGATGAGGCGACGCCGAGCTGCCCCAGCTGGGCGCAGGCGGTGGCGCTCGACGCGGCCTATCGCGCCGCCGGGGGCGAAGGCGCGCCGCTGTACGAGGCGTATGGCGCGCAGCTCGACCTGCGCTTCAACGACCTGACCGCGTGTCATGCCGCGCTCGCCACGAACCTTGCCGAGGCGTCGCGCGAATGGGGCGAGGCGATCGGCGCGGCCACGATGCTGGCGGTGCCGGGCTTTTCGCCCAATCAGGCGCTGACCGCCGATATCGAACTGGATCAGGCAGAGACGCGGCTGAAGGGCCTGCGCCGCCTGGTCAAACGCTTTCTCCCCGGCGCCGTGCCGGGGAAGCCGGGGGGTGCCCAGTGAAGAAGCAACGTCCGCCGCTCGTCCCGTGTCCGCATTGCGGCACGCGGGCGATCATCCGTCGATCCGAACAGATCGCGCCGCTGGTGCGTGAGGCGGATTATCGCTGCGACAACATCGCCTGCGGCCATACCTTCGTGGTCGAGCTGGCGATCGTGCGAACCATCGTGCCCAGCGCCTGTCCGCGCGCCGGCATCCACCTGCCGCGTGGCAACCCGAACCTCGGGCCGCGCCGCGCGCCGGTGCCGGCCAACGACGATACCCGTTCGCCCGCGAATGATCCCGGCCCGCTGACCCCGGCGGCCACCGACATGAGCGGCTGAGCCTGCGCGGCCCGCGCGCCGCGTTCCCCGACCCTTTCCCTGATCGCGTGACCCGGCGGCTTCACCCCCGCCGCCGGGACCGCCCCCGCCTTGCCTGAACCGGAGACGCCCGATGTACCTCAATCACGACTTCCCCGTTGCCAAGTCCCGCCCGCCCCTGCGCCGCATCGCCGATCCCAAGCCGATGACCGCCAGCGACTATATCCGCCTGCGTCGCCGCGCCGCCAAGCTGTCGGAACATGACCTCGCCCAGCGCATGGCCGCGCTCTACGTCAGCACCGCGAAGCGCCGCCCCGGCGATACGGTACCGAAGCTCGTCACGGCGATGGTGCTGATCCTGCGCGCGATCGAGCTGCCCGGCGCGGTCGCGCGCCGCCGCCGCACGATCGCATCGCTTGCCGCCGTACTGCCGTTCGACGTCGACGTGTACTGGCAGCTCGCCCAGTGCCCGCCCGAACGCCACCCGCGCGTTTGTCGCGGCTGCGGCACCTCGGCCCACGATCACGACGCGGCACGCTGGGCGACGCGCACCAGCTGCGAGCGCTGCGATCCCGCCGGGGACGGCCTGTGACCGCGCCGACCTCCCGAAAGGCCCGTGCGCTGCGCATCGCCGGCCTCGTCCTGTCCGTCGCGATCGCGCTGCTGTTCGTGCCGATCCTGATCGCCAAGACGATCGCCGACGCAAAGGGGGCACGTTGATGCCCGCCGCGCCCGCAAAGCCACGGCGGGGCGGATGGCGCGCTCAGCGCGTGGTCGCCGCGATGGATCGCCTCGCCGATCACATCGCCGACGGCGGCACCTTCCCCGCCTTCGCCATCGCCGAAGGCACGTCCCGCGCCCGCCCGCATCAGCTCTGGAAGATGATCTGCGCCGATCTCGGTGAGCAAGCCGCATGAAGCGCGCAAAAGCCCAGTTCAAGCAGATCGACGTTACCCGCGCCGTACGCGGCGCGTTGGCCGGCGGCGTGCCCGTCTCGCGAACCGAGATCACCCCGGATGGCAAAATCGTGATCTTCCACGATCAGCCGTCCCACCGGCCGGGAAACCCCTTCGATCGATGGAAGCAGAATCATGCGGGTTAAGCTGAAGGGCCTGACGACCACACGCAAACGCCTCGCCGATGGCAGCATCAAACGGTATTATTACGCGTGGCGCGGTGGCCCCCAGATCACCGAAAAATTCGGGACGCCGGAATTCGTCGATGCCTTCAATCGCGCGGTGAGCGCCCGTATTGCCGCGCCTGTCGATGTCCTTCGCTCGCTCTGCGACGCCTTTATCGATTCATCCGATTTCATGGCTCTCGCCGCAGCTACCCAGTATGACTACCGGCGGCACATCAAGATCATCGATGCCGAATTCGGCGACTTCCCGATTGCGGCACTGACCGATCCCCGGTCACGTGGCGAATTCCTCGCATGGCGTGACCGCCGATCGCTGAAATCGCGCCGTCAGGCCGACTACGGCTTCGCCGTATTGGCGCGCATTCTGTCATGGGCCGTGGATCGCGGTCTGGCGCCGCTCAATCCATGCAAGGCAGGCGGCGTGACCTATCGAGCGAAGCGCATGTCGTCGGTATGGACTGACCAGGACGAAGCCGCCTTCTACGCCAAGGCGCCTGCCCATCTGCACTTGGTCCTGCGCCTGGCGCTGTGGACAGGCCAACGTCAGGGCGATCTGCTTACGCTGACCTGGGCGCAGTATGATGGCGACTATATCCGCCTGACCCAAGGCAAGTCGGTAAGGCGGGGCGACACCGACAATGCGACCCGCGTCGTCATCCCTGTCGCCAAGCCGCTTCGCGAGGCGCTGGACGCCGAGAGGGCACGCCGCGCGACGATGTCCGGGCTGCACCGGGCGGATGCACGCCATATCCTGCTAACGTCGCGCGGAAAGCCGTGGACGCGCGATGGCTTCAAGACGTCTTGGGGTCGGGCCTGTGCCGATGTCGGGATCGCAGGGCTTACCTTCCACGATTTGCGCGGCACCGTCGTCACGCGCCTCGCCCTGGCAGGGGCCAGCCCGCCGGAAATCGCGACCCTGACAGGTCACTCACTCCGCGACGTCAACGACATCCTCGACCGGCACTACCTCAATCGCGACGTCCGCATGGCAAAGGCTGCTGTGGGCAAGCTCGAATCGAGCGCGAAAAAGGCCCGCACCAACCAGCGGAAGCCCACGACGCGAGCCGAAAAACGACCCGACGACGGATGA